CTAAATTTATTCTGTTTCTCTAAAGCTTCTTCTATAGTACTTGCATAGCCAACATAGTTACCCTTATACCAGGCAACGTATAGATCTCTATGCTTTACGGTGTAAATTCCTGCATGACCTGTTACACTACCATGCCCCCCACCATTTTCTTTTAAAAGCTGTTTTTTAGAGGTACAATACAAATTACTAGACCTGCAATCTAACGGATCATCATTTCTAAATCTTACTACTTCATTAGGCTCTACTCCAAGAGCTAGTAGTCGATGTAAGTATCTTGTAGTATTACCTTCTCCTCTATAAGTTACGTACCTTCTTTTACCTATTTTAGCTAAAAAAAGGTTACCTTTTACCTCACTTAAAACTAAAGGAAGAGATTTTAAATCGACTACAGCCTCAAATAATTCCCCCTTAAAAATCACTTGTATATATACATTACCATCTCTAATCTCATACGAATTTTTCATAAAAATTCTCTCCTTATCGGCCCTCTAACGAAAGTATCCTCTCACCAATTATATACGATCTAAGAAGAGATTTTGTAAAAATAAATTACGATTATCTGTGTTGTTCCGATTAAAATTTAAGTGTATGTATATGCCGATTAACTTGTGTAAATCGTAATAACTGAACCGTGTAAATCGTAATAACTGAACCGTGTAAATCGTAATAACTGAACTCTAATCATTACAATATAATCAATACAATATAATCAATACAAAAAACATAGTTTTTCTGGCGAAAAACAGAGTTGAAAATATTGTAAATTAGAAATTTTATTGCTAAGGTGATCTAATTGTTCTATTCTAGTATTAGGCAATAAATATGTAGTAGATTGGAGGTTTTGCTTGTGGGATTAAAAGATGTATTTCCTTTCCTTGCTCGAAAAGATACTAACGAGTCATTTAGGGGAATACCTGCATCGAGTGATTTTGGTGGTACTAGATCTACCGCCCCAAAATATGTTCACTCTTCAGTCAGTATGCTTACCTCCTTACCTAGAAGAGCAAGAAGGCAACTTTCTTTAGACGAAAGAAGTTTAGCTAATATGTCTGTAGAAGATTTGATAGATACATTAGCTGATTCACACCCTGATGTATCGTATGCTCTCTGGAATTTTCTTAGGTTAGGTAACAGTGGTTATAAGATTAGAGTATTTGATAAATTAGGTAAAAATCCGTACCCTGCAGGGCAGGCTATCATTGACCAGATCATTGGTAGGTTAGATATGCCAAATGTGAGTAGGTTTGAGAAGTCTAAATCTTTATCAAAGGTCATTAACCAGCTTTTTATAACCACAGTAACTAGAGGTTCAGCCTGTCTTGAACTAGTTTTGACGGAGGATCTAGACGATATAGCCTTTATTGCGCCCGTAGACCCTCTCACAGTGGACTTTAAGCTTGAAGAGGGTAGATATATACCTTACCAAAGAAAAGTCTCTCTAGACCTCCCTACCTTCTTCTATGAGGGATTGGACGAAAGAGTAGATGATCCTTATGGTAGATCTCCTTTACTGGCTTCATTAGGTGTTATCATGTTTCAGCTACAAATACTAAACGATATAAAGGCAGTAGTGCATAATCAGGGGTACCCTAGATTGGATATCAAAGTAATTGAAGAGGTTCTTCTGAAGAGGATGCCTATCGGTATACGAAATAACGAAGGAGAGAAGCAGAAGTGGTTGAACGAGAGGCTTTCTGAAATCATTAGTATGTATAACTCCCTAGAGCCTGATGATACCTTTGTCCACTATGATAGCGTAGATATTGGTATGGTTGGAGGTGCTTCTGGAGGTGGTGGGGCTTTAATAGACCCTCAAAAGTTAATGACTTCCATAGATAATCTGATAATGGCCGGATTGAAGACCCTCTCCACTATATTGGGAAGAAGAACTACAGGTAACACAGAGTCTTTTGCTAAAATAGAAACTCAATTATACCGGCAAGGTGTTAAAGCCATTCAAGAAGTTGTTGCGGGCATTATCAGTAAGTCCTTGACTTTAGCCTTGAATATTAGAGGAAAGCAGGGTATTGTTAAGTTTGAGTTTGCTCCCCTAGAAATTCGTACTGAACTTGAGCAAGAGCAGTTTAAGCAGATTAAATATATTAATTTAGTGACTGCTAGAGATCAGGGATGGATTTCACAGGATGACGCCGCAGAGTCGGCTGTAGGGCATTCTGCTGTATCCGAACCTGATTGGGACCACTTACAGCCAGTTACTAATAAAGAAGGCGATACACCAAAAGGAAGTACTGATGTTAACCCTGATGCCAATGGTACTACTGAATAGAGAGGAGTGTTTTAGATGCCTAAACCTAGTAAAGAGCAGTTACTAAAGATAAACCAACATTCTTTTAAAGAGTTAAGTGAAGATGACGTAGTCGTATTTCGTCCTAGGATGATTGATGATACGGAAACTGCATACTCTTCAAGACTAAGACCAGCGCTTTTATCTAAATTTAAGGAAGACGCTGTTAAGGGTGTTGCTCTGCTTTTAAATCATAATAAAAGACAATTGCCTGTGGGCAGGGTTTTTGATGGGTCGCTGGTCTCTGAGTTTGAGAGTGGCAGTGAAATCAATTCTCTTTATGGGGATTTTTATATAGATAAAGGTAGAAATACTGAGTCTGGAATGTCTACAGATGATATCATTAAAGGTATTGATTCAGGCGCTATTTTTGACGTATCTGTAGGGTTTAACGCCAAATCTTGGGAATGTTCTATATGTGGTCATGATATCAGAGATTTTATGAACTGTAGTCATTACCCTGGAGAAATTTACGAAGTTAAGGGTGAAGATGGTGTAATTAGGGAAGAGAAGTGTATTGTGGATGTTGGTGAGGATGGTAAAGGTGAGTTACTTGAGTTATCCTTAGTGTACGCTGGGGCGGCGGATAGGGCCACAATTAAGGCTGATTTATTAAATTGTAATGTTACAGAATTTGGTGAGGGTTCTAAGCTAACATTAGTTGGGGATTTTAAGAATATTCCTCTAAGTTCAAGTATTTATCAGTACTATACTAAAGATGGTCCGGTTTTATTTACCAATTCAAGTAATTCCACAGGTGGTGCGGAATACTTACGTAAAAGGAGTGAGTCTAAGGTGAAATTTTCTGAGTTTCAAGAAAAGGTAAAAGATGCGCTTGGAATTGAGGTGTCTGATGAGGATTCTTTTGTTGAATCTATTATTACTAAGTTTTCTAACATCTCTAACGAGTTAGAAGGTAAGTCTAATGAGTTAGAAACGGTTAGAGAGGAGTTATCCTTAAAAGAGGAAAAAGTTCGTGAAATTACAGAAGAGTTGAGTGCGTCTAAAGAGAAGATTACATCTCTAGAAGCTGATGTTACCGAAAAGACTGAGTTTATTAATTCCCATAGAGAAGAGTTGATTGAAGACACTTTGAGTATGGGTGTAAAAGCTCAAGGGAACGCATTTAATTCTGGATTGTTTGGTAAATTCTTGTCTACTCTTTCTATTGACGAGATTAAAGAAGTCAAAGAAGGGTTCTCTAATGAGGTAAAGGATAGATTTGCTAGAGTAACCAGTCCTGAGGATAAAGGGTCTAATGACGGAGATTTAGGTGCCCCTTCTAAAGATGATGAGGATTTTAGATCGTTCATTGTTGAGAAAGCCCAAGAGTACGTTAAAGAGAATCCTGATGTTAAAATTAAGGATGCCCTCTCTCTCATGAACCGGAAATACTCTAAAGAAGACTAATTTGCTAACTTATATTAAGAGGAGTGATTATAATGGCTGGTAAATTCACTGGTTTACAAAGAACGTATCAAGTTGGAGATGCTGATGGTGTCCCTATGTACACAGCAGTTACTTACGGATCAGAAGAAGGTTCTGTTATTAAGCCTACCGCAGACAACGCTGTTCCAGTAGGTGTTGTATGTAACGATGAGCGTATTGATGATCCACTTCGAGCTGGCGGAGATCAGACTGGTAGAGACGTCGCTGTACAAGTATCTGGGTACTGTGAAGTGAAGCTATCTGGTGAGGTTTCTTACGGAGATCCTGTTATCTTAGCAACGGGTGGGGCCGTAAAAGCACTTCCTGTAGGTGCAGGTACTTATTTCGTGTTAGGGTTTACTGAAAAAGCTGGTGTTGACGGGGACGTAGTTCCTGTTAAGATGAGCTTACATGTTCAAACTGTATAATAATATAACCCAGTATGATTAAGGAGTGTGGATATAATGCCTAGCTTACAAAAAGTGCATCTTGATAAGGCGCTTACGGAGATCTCTATTGGTTATAAGAATGAGCAGTATATTGCGGATAAGGTATTTTTACCCGTCTCCGTAACTAAGCAGTCGGATCGTTATTATGTTTTCGGTAAGGAAGCTTTCAGACAACATGACGATGCACGTGCACCTGGTACTGAGGCAAATGAGATTAACTGGTCTCTTAGCCTGGATACTTATTTCTGTGAAGGACACGCTCTTAGAACTCCAATCCCCGATGAGGAAATTCAAAATGCTGATGATATCTTTAATTTAGAGGCTGATGCGTCCGAGCTTGTTACAGAAGGTATCTTGTTGAACAAGGAGATTAGCGCTGCGGATACTTTACTTGACTCTGCTAATTATGATTCTGAGCTCGTATTTACCTTAGGTGGCGGTGGCACGAATCCTGTTAAATGGTCTGATTTTGATAATTCAGATCCCATTATGGATATTGCTAAGGCAAAGGAGAAAATTCATAGAAAGTCTGGATTGCGTCCAAACACCTTAGTAATTTCCGAGACTGTCTATAATGTGCTGAGAATTCACCCTAAAGTTACTAAACTCTTCTCAGGCATTGCTGCGGTTAGTTTAGCTACTTATGATCAGATTAAAATGGCTCTAGGTGTAGAGAGTATTGTAATCGGCTCTGCTCTCAAGTCTTCTGCTACTAACGTAGGTCAGACAGACAATCTGAACTATATTTGGGGAAATAGTGCAGTACTGTGCTTTGTTCCAGCTAGACCTGGTAAGAAAACTCAGTCTATCGGATACTCCTTTATGTGGGACAAGGACTCTAATGGCCCAGTTCAAGTACGTTCTTGGTATGAGCAGGGTAGACGTTCCACAGTAGTTGAAGCTGAGCGTTGGTATTCTCAGAAAATGATTTCTAATGTAGCTGGATTCCTGTTCAGTGACGCAGTCGATCCAATTGGAGCATAGTTAACTAGACTATAAGTCGCTACAGGGTGTCCTAGTAGCGACTTATTTTAATTTACAGGAGGGATTTTGTGTCACCTAGAAGAAAGAAGTCGGAAGATGTCGTTTTAGAAGATAAGGCTACTGAGGAACCTACTGATACTGCTAAAGAAGATTCGCACACTAAGGATGTAGATACTACTAAAAGTACTAGGGCTAGAAAAAGCTCATCCAGTAGAGAGCAATCTAGTAAAGGTAAGACCTTAATTGATGAGTATACTATTAAGTTAGATATTAGTTCCGTAACTCCCATTAGTTTTGTTGGTGAGCTAGTGGTTACTAACTCTTTAGGTGGTATTGTGAAGTATTCTGAGAATGGGGTAGATTTTACTGAATCTATACTACCTGGGAAGTCTGCGAAATTTACTAAAGGGGATAAGGTATATCTCCTATCATCTTCAAGACCTACTGTATTGATTAAGAAATATTCTTAATGGGGGGTGGGGGTATTGGATATATTAAGTCCAGGGTATGAGCGTATTGTACGAAGTAGGTTCGGTATAGATGAGGATGATCTTCTCGATGATGAAATAAATCAGCCTCTTATATCAGGATTGGCCGAGGCAATTATCATTAAGAGAGTACCCGATCATGCTAGTGTAGTGGATAATGTCGAGCGGCTTTATCTAGAGAATGCAGTTGTTAGTCAAATATGTTATATCTTATGCCCTAGTATGCCTCGTAGACTTAATTTAAAAATAGCTATCTCTGACGTCAAGTTAGAGAAAGAGCGAGTTGATTGGGAAGCTTGGGCAGAAAAGTTCTTATCTGAGGTAGATAGTAACCTAGACCAAATCACATCTGTACCTGTAGATGAAGTTTATGGGTCAGGCGGTAGTGGGTTAGTTGGGTTGATTAGGAGAGACCGTATAGTTGTCGGTGGTGATAGCTAATGGTAAACGAAAAAGAGCGGATAATTAAAAAATTAGGAATACCCTGCTCTATAAGAAATCCTGGTCAAGTAGACTCAATAGATACCACTTGCCTAATTAAGAGAACTACTGGTTCCATGAATGTTAAGATAGAAACTTTAGAATCCCATAGAAGAGGAGATTTTATCTATTCTGATGGGGTAACAGGCGGGTCCTTGATAATAAATAAAATATCCAACGAGCAACTACTCTCTGTTGGTACTTACCCAGAGGTTTTTAGGGATATGGTACTTGCTACTGTAGCTCACTTATTAGTAACTAATACCGTATTTACTGCCTATAGAAAATCTAAGAGAGGGACCCCAGAAGGAAACATAGTTATTGATGATATCGCTATAGAGGGGGCTGAGGATATTCCCTCTTATATCGAGCATAACAAGGATAATTTAAGGCAGTTTGAGGTGGGATTACACCCCGATGCAGAGTTTATTATCTTTTCACCTCAAGTAGAGGTCAAGCCTTTAGATACTATCAAGGCCAATGTACATGGTGGAACATTAGATCTAAAGGTAACTTATGTAGATATTGTAGCTTTTGCAGGAGTGTCTTTGCTACACGTACAGTTAGAGACACGGAGGTAGCAAATGAATAAATATATTTACCTAGATATGTATAGGTATAAAATAGAGCTTAGAAGAGCCTTTAGGAGAAATTCTAGAAAGGTGGGTGAGTACCTTTATGATAAGGTGCTGGCTCAGCTGGCAATTACTCCATTTAAAGACAATATAGTTAAATTAGCTGGTGGGCGGGTAACAAGCGATGCTGATAGAAAACATTCTGTCAGAAGAAGTGTTAGGTATGTAGTCCATAAGATAGAAGATCAGTCTATTCAAGTCACTATAGGAGCTCTTTCTAAAAACTTTAAGACTTCCCACATAGGTCTTTACTATGAATATGGTACTGGTAATGAGTGGACTGGTGAAGAGTCAGTTGTAAATACTGAGTATTCTGTAGACCACACTTACCGATCCGGTAGGGATATTGTATCTAGGTCTAAGTTTATAAATTATTCTGGTGTAGGTAAGGGTAAATGGTTAGATCTAGGCGGAAATGTTCGAGAGACATCATCATTTGAAGCGGGTACTAGAGATGCTGGTTTCATAGCTTATGTAGGAGATGATACAAAAGCCTACAAGTGGTTCTCTGGTACTATAGAGGACCATAAAGAGGATATAGATAGGATAGTATTAGAGACCATATCAGAAGTTCCAATTACTAGATTTTTAAGTATAATGCCAAAATTTACTTTAGGTAAGGACTAGTTTGTGTCTGTTAGGAGAAATTTATGAAAAAAGGAGTAATGGTAACGAAATTATATGAGGGTGTATTTAAGTTAATGTCCAATGATTCCATACTTCTTTCTCTTATGGGGGTGGACGAGTTACAGCCCGAAGAGGATCTATTACTAGAAAAGGTACTAAAGTTTCAAAAACGTAGAAAGCCACAGATTTCTACTTTAGATTTTCTGCCAATCATTTCTTATTACACACCAGGAGGTACATATGACACGGATAATGATCATGTGTACTATGCCGGAATGGTTTTTGATATTTATACCAATGATGATGTTAATAGAGCCCACCTCATTAATGATAGATTGTGTGAGATTTTTGATGGAGAGATACCCGTAATGGATTCGCTGGCTACTTTAGAGATCTTGCACGAAGAAGGGTATGAGAGTAACACAGAACTTTCCGATACTTACTGTTTTACTGTCATATTTACATTTGGTATTGCATTAAATGTGTGATGTTATTTTTATTAAAACGTAGTCTAATCTAATGTGGTAGGAAGGTGTATTTACCTACTTGATGATGAAGGAGAGTGAGTTATAAATGCCTAAGAAGATGATTATTAAAGGTGTAGGTACTTTCATGGCAAAGAAGTTTTCTGAGGATGGTAAGGGTGCCGAGGTAGTAACCTTAGGTAGCTTGCAGGACCTACGTATTACGCTCAATACTGAAATTGACGACATTTTCGGTGGTGATGGGCTGTTTGCTATTGATACCCTAGTTCGTAATAAGTCCATTGAAGTCACTGCTACAGACGCTAAATTTGACCTCAATGCGATTCAGTTAATGATGGGATCTGAAGTAACTGAAGCTGTAAGTGATTATGTATGGGTCTTGAATGAGCAGGCTACAATTGTAGATGATACTAATGGTTCTACAGCTGTTGGTAGTGTATCTCCTGAATTTGCTAGTACTGTCCTAGTCACAGATCCTTCTTTTGCTGTTAGACTTAGGTCTGGTAACAAGCTACTAAGTGAGGTCGGATATGCGACAGACACAGCCCCTGCTGTTGATGAGTTCATGTGGGATCCCACTGGTGAAGCCATCTACTTAGATCCTACACATTCTGGTAATGATGTGGAAATGAGTTATAAGCGAACTGAGACTGTTGATATGGTAGCCCTCCTGGT